GTAACCGTAGCCACACGCCTAAAAACGCATGACTCTTTCGGTTGCGACACCTTTTCAGCACAAAAAATGATATGAAAACAGAGCATGCATTTTTATCAAGGATAAAAACCATACCACTTTTCGTGCATTTATTCTTTTGGTGTCGCAAGGCAATTATACCATAAGTCGTTTTTAAATTCAATATCAAAGTATCGATAGTTTTATACTCCGTAAACGATTACCCGTACTCCGTAAACGATTACCTATACTCCGTAAACGATTACCCATACTCCGTAAACGATTACAAATATTGCGGTGACACAAAAAATGAAAAAAGCACCCATTTTCAGAGTGCTTTTAGGCATAAAAAAGACCGAAACCCCTATATTTCAAGGGATTTCGGTTGTATTACCTAAGTTGTACTTAGGTGTCTAACTACTCCACCTTTGATACAAAATTGGGGTAGGTTGCAAATTCAAGGGGTAGGTTGCAAATGCAGAGAGCAGGTTGCAATTTAGTATAGTGGGTTGCAAGGTTAACTTTTTGCTGATTTAGAAATTTCTAACTCGTGCAAAAGTTGAAAAAACATCAAGAAATAAAGTCCCCGCTGATATGCTAAATATCGATTTTAGTAGTACCCCTCACTGCGAGTGTGAAGTCACATTCTAAAAGGAAATTATCTATTCGGGTTGGGAACGGATGAACTTCTTTTTTATGTTTATCGTACAAAACAAACTCGGCAGTGATTTTGTCATTGGTAGCCATCGCCCGGATATAGCGTTTCAACTGCTCATACTCTTCAGCATAAGTTGAGTTCAACTCAAAATAGTAAAATGCTCTATAGACAACGGAGGGGTCTTTGAATAACCACTTCTTACTGTTAGCTATAACTGCTGCGTTGTTATCAACCCTGCGACTAATGAGAAATCGTCTTGAAAGTGGGAAGACACCGGTTACTACTGCTTTTCCATTTTCTTCTGTGTAATCTGCAGATTTAACTTTTGTAATCAACACTTTCTGCAGTTCATCAACTACTCGCCTTGCTTCAGCACGAAGGGTGTTGTTGAGCTTTTCCTGATTAAGTTTATCAGCTTCCTCTTTCGTTTTCATATTGGCTCGTAGCTCATCTTGAAATCCCATATGCAATCCTCCGTTCTGAAATTGACTATACCCATTTTACACCAAAGGCTGATGGCTTGTCAATTAAGGTCAGTCCATCTAATTGGACTTAACTAAAAAAATATGCAATAAAGCAAAAAAGCACCCCACCTGAAATGTTGTTTTCAAGTGGGGTAGCATTTTGCCGTTGTTCTTATTTTCTTACTTGTGCAAAGCACCATTCAAGGGCGTGTCCGTTATCTTTGAAGGTTTCTTTTGCTGTAGCCCATTTTGTAAGTCTGCATTCACAATCTCCAAGTCCTGTTTCTTCAGGGGTTTCAACGAACTCGTAAATCTCTGCTGAAAAGCCACCCTTGTAGGAAATGTCGGTAACAAAAACCTTGTCTCCGAATGTAATAACTGCTCCGTATGAGCATGAAACCTGCATCTGTAATTTTTCGATTGTTGTGAACATTGTTGTTTCCTCCTTAAATACCCTTACCCCAAGCAATCTTGTTTTCTGCTCTCTTTTCAATCATTCCCTTGCGAAGCTCTGTGAACTGTGTGTGGGTGATTTTGTAACTGCTGTAGGCTTGGCAAATTGAAATGTGAGCGTCTATAAGGTCGTTCTGTGTTTTGATGTTTTCAACCTTGTTTTTGAACTGTTTGAATGCTGTCATTGGGGTTTCCTCCGTTCTTTATTGTGTCTGTATATTACCGCTAAAAGTACATTTTATCAAGCTATATAGTACACAAAGAATATATGTATTTTTGGTGGTATTATGGGCGAGTTTTTCGATGGATTTCTTTGATGATTTCGTCCTGTTTTTCCTTTGAAACACCGGCACATTCCAAGGCTTCTCTCGTGCCACAATCGGGACATATCAAGGTTTCGTTATCTTCTCTTGAGAGTGCAGGAGCTTCTGAATATATCTGCCCACACTTGGGGCATTTGTTATTTTCCATTTCGACCATCCTTTCTATTGACTTTAATTCTATGGAGGTGGGTTATCTCACAATCGCAGGAGATGAGCTGTCGTCCACAAATCGGGCATCGTTCCATATCACAACCGAAGTGGTGGTAATAACCAACCTTTGCCCCACAATCGTGGCATCGCAAATCGTCCGGGAATGCGTGTCCTTCCTCACCGTGCTTTCTTCTTGGGTACAGTTTTCCGTTGCATTCCAAATGGGTGTAAGTACAACCATTGGCTTTCAGCATTCTTTGGTTACAGAACTCACAAGTAGCTCCGCCTTCAGCAATAAATTCTTCAGTTGATTTTTTCATTATTGTTATCTCCTTTAATTTCCATAATATCATTCAGGGTACAACCCAAAGCAACACAAATTCTTTCAAGGGCATCACTTCTTATAACTGCGTTTTCCTTTCGCATTTTTGTTAGCGTTGAGGAGCTTATATGAGCTTTTTTCACAAGTTCACTTTTCTTCATTTCCTTGTCAATTAGGAGCTTGAAGAGTTTCTTGTAGCTGACCGTTGACAATGGTTCACCTCCTTCCTTACAACCGAATTTCCAATATAAAAAAGCACCTATGAAGTTGGATTAACTTTCCATCTACATAAGTGCTTTTAATATGGGTGAAATCGATTGATTGTATGTTGTTTTAGGTGTACTTCGATATCCGGACGATTTTCAATCAACGCAATTTTCAGTTGATTTGCAATTGTCAGAATAACCTTTTGTTCGTAAGGTCGGCAATCTCCCAAGAGACTTGAAATGTTGAAGTCAACGATACTATGGTTCTGTTGTTCTGAACCCATCAGCAGATAGTCAACTGACACATTCAGTTTAAGTGCTATAGCATAGAGAACTTCCAAACTCGGGCATCTTATTCCCGTTTCAATCTTATGCAAATGCGATGCTGAAATTTCAAGAATTTCTGCAAATGACTCCTGTGAGTACCCTAATTTCTTACGGCATCTTTTGATGCGTTTTCCTATAACAGCATACTCTATTTTCACTGTTTTCACCCCTTTCCTTTATCAAGGTAGTGGTAGTATAAATAGGTTTTTCGCATTAGTCAAGTAATAAATTTTCATAATTGGCACTCACAGGAAATTTCTGGACTTTCAGTCCCTTTTATCGCATTTTTCAAGGTAGTAAACTTATTCTATCACGAAAGAAAAGGAGGTAAAAAAGTGATAGAAAACGAACAAAAACTTTCAGCAGCAGAGTTGAAAAAGCAACGAATTCGTGAGCGTTATCGTGGCATTGACCCTGACGAGCTTGATTTCATTCCTGCCAATCCACAGGAAGATTTTTATGATGAAAATAACGAAAAGCGAGTCGGTGTTTATGCACGTGTTTCAACGGATGACCCAAGGCAAACCTCATCGTATGAATTACAGAAGAACCACTACTTGGATGTAGTTGACAGACATCCCGGTTGGAATCTGTATAAGATTTATGCCGATGAAGGTATTTCCGGTACATCATTGCAACACCGAGATGCATTTGTTGAAATGATTAATGATTGTAAAGAACACAAAATCGACTTAATTGTTACAAAAAGCGTATCTCGTTTTGCCCGTAATGTTATCGACTGTATTGGGTATGTGAGAGAACTTGCAGCAATGAATCCACCCATTGGTGTTTTCTTTGAAACGGAGAATATATTCACTCTCAATCCAAACAGTGAAATGAGCCTGTCATTCATCTCAACTCTTGCTCAAGAAGAAAGTCACAACAAAAGTGAAATTATGAATGCATCGGTTGAAATGCGTTTCAGAAGAGGTATCTTCCTTACCCCGGTTTTATTGGGATATGACCACGATGAGGACGGAAACCTTGTAATCAACGAAGATGAGGCAAAGACAGTTAGGTTAATTTTCTTTATGTATTTGTATGGTTACACCTGCCGAGAAATTGCTGAAACACTAACTGAATTGGGAAGAAAAACCAAGAAGGGCAATACACAATGGAATCCCACATCAATTCTTCAAATTCTGCAAAATGAAAGACACTGTGGTGATGTATTGGCTCGAAAAACGTGGACACCTAATTACTTGAATCACAAGTCAAAGAAGAACAATCACGACCGAAATCAGTACAGAAAACGTGACCACCACGAGCCTATAATTTCAAGGGATGACTTTATTGCAGTTCAGAAGATAATCGCTAATGCAAAATATGGTGGTAGCAAGGGTTTCTTGCCTGAACTTCATGTCATACCGGATGGCGCGTTAAAAGGCTTTATATCGGTTAATCCGCGATGGGCAGGGTTCACTATTGATGAGTACATAAAGGCTTGTGAGAGCGTTTATGACGGGGTTATTGACCTACCTAATGAAGATAACCAAGTTGAAGCAAAAAGTGGTGATTTTGACCTTCGCGGCTTTGAAATTGCAAGGTCGCAGTTTTTCAATACGCCACTCAAAGTAAATGCAAGTTTCACTATGAGAGAGGTTGTATTCGGTATGGAATGCATAAGGAAACTTGGCACTTGTGAATATGTTGAATTGCTCATTCATCCTATCAAGAAAACATTAGCCGTGCGACCATCACAGAAAGGTAATCGTAATGCTATTAAGTGGTTAAGAGTTGCACCGGAAGGCACTGTAGCAAGGAAGATTTCAGGGTCAGCATTTTTGCAGACATTTTTTGCTATGTTCGGTTGGCGTACTGATTCCAAAATTCGAGTAATCGGTGTAAGAAAGCAGAATGGCACAGAGTCAGTATTGCTGTTCGATATGACAGAAACGGAAGTCTTTATACCAAACAACGCTACAGACACTGATGAAGAAAAAGCAGTGCCTATAGTATCGACTCAAAAATCGGTATGTGCTTATCCGGTGGAGTGGGCAGATAATTTTGGTACTGACTATTACAGAAGAGCTCAACAAATAGAGATGGAATATTATTCCAAACACGGAACTTGGGATATTGATATGACAGGCAAACCATATACTGACGCTGAACTCAATATAACAAGTGGCACAGTTATTAAAGAAAGTATAGACCAAATCATCGCAGAAATGAGAAAAGAGGTAAAACAGAACTATGTACGAAGAGAAGAACCAACTGATGGATACCCATCATCCGGAATTGAAACAGTCACCTACGGAAGTGACAGTAACGAGTATTCAGAACCAAGCAACTCCTACGGATATTGAAAGTGACGATGCTTTCAGTTATGACGGATATCAAGTTGTAAGGGGTGAGTTTTTTGCTCATATGTTTGAGCCATCCATCACCTTTAATAACTGTAGGGTTTCGCTGAATACTGCATGTATAAGGAAAGTGCCAGAAGCAGATTATGTTCAAATATTGGTAAACCCAATAGAGAAGAAACTTGCTGTGCGTCCGTGTAAGGAAGATGAAAAAGACTCGTTTTTGTGGTGTAGCATTAACAGAAATACGGGTAAAAAGAAACCAAAGCAAATCACTTGTCGTATGTTCTTTGCCAAGGTTGTGTCATTGATGGAATGGAATCCACAGTACCGATATAAATTGCTTGGCAAACTGATTGAGTCAAATGGTGAAAGACTCTTTGTGTTTGATTTGAATTCCCCGGAAATCTTTCAGAGGATTATTGTCAAGGACGGAAAACCAAGGGCTACAAGAACACCCGTATTTCCGGCTGAATGGCAGAATCAATTCGGCTTACCGGTTGAGGAGCATAAAAAACAATTACAAATTGATATTTTTGATGGCTATGCAGTTTTCGGTATTAAAGATGAACCACAAAATGCAAATAATGAAAGTGAGGCAATAACCGATGAAAAACAAAACAGCACTAATTTCGATAGACCAAAAGAAGAGTCGCATCAGGGTGTACAAGAAAACCCTTCATTTATTGGGTGAGCCTGATTATATTCAGCTTCTTGTGAACCCGGATGATTTGTTTATTGCAATTCGTCCTGTAGGTAAAAAAGCAAAACTCGCGCATAAGATTGATTGGAGCAGACCTGCACACTCTTCCTATGAACTTTACAGTAAAAACCTTATAGAAACATTGGCAAAGGTGTGTCCCGGTTGGGATAAGAATAAGAACTACAAGCTGATAGGTGAAATTGTAGAATCAGAGAATGTTGCTATGTTTGACCTAAAGTCTGTGGTATAGGAGTGTGAAAAATGAATGATTTTGAAGTTAAAATAACTAATGAATTTTTATGGTTGATGTTTCCAAGAAAAACTAAAGCAAGAAATCAACTTGAAGACCTTGTTTTGAATAAAGGTTATGCGGAAGTCACAATATGGAAGAACCACATTGTGGACGGCTACGATGAGTATATGATTGCAAAAGATTATGACCTGCCCATAAGCTACATCAAGCTGAAGTATTTCTGCAAAGAAAAGGTTAAGGCGTGGATTTGTGAAAAACAAGCTATGCGTGAAGACCTACCAAAAGAAACACGATGGTATTGCATCGGTAAGCGATATTCGTATGAAAAGGATGAAGCTCCTAAAGGTAAAATTCCACCAAGAGCCACGAAAGATGAAAAAGACCGTGACGGAAAGAGTATGACTGATATGGCACTTGAGTATGAATTTTCACGGAATACATTGAACAAGTATTTCCTATATTCCATAGGCATTGACCACGTTCGTGAAAGCCTACCGGAACTTGCAGATGCATTGTTAGAAGGAAAGGTTTTCATATCGCAAGAAAACATTGCTGAATTGGTTTGTTTAACAGACAGAGAATTGAAAAAACTGTATGAACATCTTGTTATACAGAAGAAAGACTTTTCGGAATTCAAGCAACATCGTGGTGAATTTTCACCTCCGAAAACAAGAAGGGCATCAAAAATGCAATCCGAAAAACCGACAATTGCAATAAAAAATATGCCCGAATATGACCCGGATGCAGAATTATCGAGTTTGTGTTTAACCATACCCTCGTGGATAAGTTCAATTGAAAGGGTCAAGAAAAATGTTAATTTAACAGAAGTAAGTGATAATGCACGAATCAATACATTTATGGCGTTATATGACTTGAATAGTGCAGCAGAAGGAATGCAGGATGCATTGAGAGGTAAAGAAAAATGATAGATTATTCAGAATTCGTTCCACAGGTACACTTTGAACAAATACCTATAAAAAACCTTGTTTCAAACCAAGATTATCAAAGAAATCTGTCTGTAAAACATGTGCAAAAAGCAGCAGATAATTTTGATTTATACCAAATCAACCCTGTAAAAGTAAGTCGCAGAAACGGAGTTAATTATGTTTTTAATGGTCAGCACACCATTGAAATTGTAGCTCTTGTTTCAGGCTCTCGTGATACTCCTGTTTGGTGTATGGTTTACGATGATTTGGATTACGAAGAAGAAGCAGATATTTTTGCGAATCAGCTCAAGTACACGAAGGCACTTTTACCTTATGAAATTTTTATGGCAAACATCGAAGCCGGAAACGATAAGCAGTTGATGATTAAAGCTCTTGTCGAGTCATACGGATTGAAAATCAGTAATGGTAAAAAACCCGGTGGTATTTGTGCAATAGCTTCTTTGGAAGAAATTATGGATAGGTACGGATACCATTGTTTGGATAGAACTATGCGATTGTGCATTGGTACTTGGGAAGGAGATGCTAATTCCTTTTCTGCAAATATGCTCAAAGGCATAGCAACACTTGTAAATGCTTATGGTGACAGTTTGAATGATGAGCTGTTCAAAGAAAAGTTAAGTGTAGTTTCACTCAAGGAGATTATTAGGAACGCCCGTGAAAGGCAGTCAGGTTCAATGGGATACGCAGAGGCATTACTTACTGTTTATAACAAAAAAATGAAGAATGCACTTAAGTGGTCAACCCTATATTCTAACAGACGAAAAAAGCGTACAGGCTTCCCTGAAGAATACGAGGAAGAGCTGCGTTTAGCTGAAGAGCAGTTCAGCCTTGATGATTTTGATGAAGATAGTTGTATCGATGATAACGGTGAAAACGATTAAAACAATACCCATCTGTAAACTTGAAAGAGGAATGTTTTGATAACAAAAAATGCCCCACAAGAACTACATAAAATTCCTGTGGGGTGTTAATCTGTTATATCTTAAATTTTGATTGGGAGTGTTTCTTCACTTCCGTCTTTGAAAATGAATGTTATTGTGTTCTTACCAACCACAGCCTTTTCAACAAGGCTTGTCCATAGGTCTTCACTGAATGAAAGTTCAGTGTTATGGATTTCTTCAAGTGTATTAAAAAACTCGGAAATTGTAACATGTTTTCTGCGTTTTTCCGTTATTGCATTTTCAGTTGTTTCAATTTTCAAAACAACCTTTTCGTGGTCAGTTTTCAATAATTCATACTGTCTTTGGAATACTTGTGCATTACCGGTCTTTGCAGAACTGTTGATAAGCATTTCAACTTGCTGTGTAAGGTTCGCTGCCTGTGCCTGCAAGGTTAAAAGGGTATCTTCCAATTTAGGGTCATCTGCAAACTGCTCAAGTATCATTTCCTTTACATCCATATAATCGTCATTTGCAAGGATGTTTGTTACGGCTTTTAAGAAAAGAATTTTTATAGTTTCTTCTGAAATATTACCTGTGGTGCATTTCTGCTTGTTCTTGAATTTGTTGTTGCATTGGAATATTGTCTTTTTGTATTTGTCAGTAGAATGCCATAACTTTGCACCATACAAGCCACCACAATCAGCACAGAATATCTTGCCACTGAATACATTGCTACGAACCATACGCTTTTGGTCTTTGCGTTTTTCAAATTCACCTTGTACCAATTCAAATACTTCTTTGCGAATAATTGCAGGGTGACTGTCTTCAATGAAATACTGTTTTAATGTACCATCGTTAGGAACACTTTTATGTGTAAGGAAGTCCGGAACATAACATTTTTGAAGCAAAGCACAACCACAGTATTTTTCATTCTGCAGAATGGATGTTACGGTTGATGTTGACCATTTTTCTTTACCACCGGGGGTTGGTATTTTTTCATCGGTAAGCAAGTGTGCGATGTTACTCGGTGTGTAACCCTGTAAAAAGAGCTTATAAATTCGTCTTATGATTTCAGCTTCTTTCTCAACGATTTCAGGCTTACCATCGGGGCCTTTCTTGTATCCGAGGAACTTGCTGTAAGGAAGTGAGAACTCACCACGTTCAAATTTTCTTCGTTTACCCCACGCAACATTGTCACTTATGGAACGACTTTCATCTTGTGCAAGAGAAGAGAAGATTGTAACAAGCAACTCACTTGACATTGTCAAGGTATTTATACCTTGAATTTCAAAATATATATCGACGCCTTTTGCTCGGAGAGCTCTTATTGCACTTAAGTTATCAACAGTGTTTCTTCCTAATCGTGAAATTGTCTTTATGTAGATTTTATCAATTTTACCATTCAAGGCATCCTCGACCATACGATTGAATCCATCTCGCTTCTTAAGACAAGTACCGGTAATACCTTCGTCAGTGTAAATCCCAACAAATTCATAATCAGGATTGTTTGTAATTAAATCTTTATAATATTCGCACTGTGCAGTGTAGCTATTCAGCTGCTCTTCTGTGTCAGTTGAAACACGAGCGTATGCCGCAACTTTTAATTTCTTTTTTGCTACTGCGTTTTCTTCCTTTGCAAATGCAGGGATAATGGTTACTTTTGCCATAACATCATTCCGTCCTTTTCTTTAGTTTGTAGAGTGAGTTCTGCGAAATTCCTCTTCTTCAGCTTTTTCTCTTTCTTCTGCCGCAAAAGAACCATAAATCGAAAGTATTAGCTCACTATTTGGACCTAATGTACTGAAGTTCTGATTTTCAAAATAAATGTCAACGCCCTTATCTCGAAGAATTCTAATCGTATTGAGGTTTTCAACTGTACACTTACCGAGACGAGAAACTGATTTCATTATAATAAGGTCAATCTTTCCATCGAGTGCATCCTTAACCATTGCGTCAAAGTTCTCTCGGGTATTAGTTGAAGTTTCATCAGCATATATGCCCGTAAATTCGTAGTCAGGGTTACTTGTGATTTTTTCCTTGTAGTATTCGTACTGCTCATCATACTGTTTTGATGGGTTTGTAGGGTCAGCATAATAGCAGAAATATGCCGCTACCTTTGTGATTTTGTTTTCATTAGTTGTGTTGTTAATAGTTTGATTCATAAATTATAAATTCCTTTCTAAAATAAGTTTTGATTGTTTTTCTTTCATTTCAGGAGTCCAAGCATCGGCACGAGATTTTTGTTTCCATATCATCTCTTTTGATGTGCCATCGGTGAAAAAATAAATCAGCCTGTTATTTCTCAAAACCTGAATACCTTTGACTTTCTTTTTGAAAACTTCTTCATCGAATTCCGGCATACCGAGTGCTTTGGCAGAAGTTTCTTTCAGAATGTCATCTCGTATCATTTGAGAATCACAAGCTGATTTACCTATGTGATTATATGTTGGACACATCCATACAAGTTTTTTACTATTTATTTTCTTGCGATAGTTCTTTCCACAAATACCACAAGTGAGTAAACTTGTAAAAATGCAGGGAGCTGATTGAGTTTTAGGAGCTTTCTTACTTCGTGCTTGTATTTCCTGTTGTACTTTCTCAAAGGTCTCACGGTCGATTATAGGCTCGTGGTTATCTTTGATGAAGTACCGGTCACGCTCACCTTTGTTTACGATTTTCTTTTTTGTAAGGTGATTGTCATAAAAAGATTTTTGAAGAATTAAGTCACCGACATATTTTTCATTTATAAGAATGCAACGAATGGAAGTATAACCAAAGTTGTTATTATCCTTGGTTCGCAACCCATCCTTGTTGAGTCCATTGGCAATACCCTGAAAGCCTTTACCTTCAAGGTATTCACGATAAATGCGTTTAATGATTTCAGCTTCTTTAGGGTTTATGTAGAGTTGATGGTCAACCCAATCATAACCTAAAATTCTAAAGTCAGTCATTTCACCTTTTTCAAATCGTTTCTTGATTCTCCATTTGCAGTTTTCACTTACGGATAAACTTTCATCCTGTGCAAACGAAGCATAGCAAGTGAGAACGACCTCACCATCCGCACTCATCGTATGGATGTTTTCATTTTCAAAGAATACATCAACACCTAAAGATTTCAACTCTCTTGTGTAAGTTAATGTTGTTACTGTGTTACGTGCAAAACGAGATAATGATTTAGTTATAATCATATCAATTTCACCACGCCTACACATTTCAATCATTCTTAAGAATTCAGGTCTTTCTTCTTTTGTTCCGGTTGTAGGCTTGTCGTGAAAAACTTCCACAAACTTCCAACCGGGGTGAGAAGAAATGTAGTCAATATAATAGGCAACCTGTGAACCTAAAGAACGAAGCATATCGTCATTTTTTGCTGAAACACGAGCATATGCACAAACACGAAGTTCTTTGAACTCTTTTATCTTTTTAGGTTGAATGACTGTCATTTTTGTAGCCATTGTATCACTCCTTTCTGTGGTACATATTAACTCTGTTGATACAATTTATCAACGATTTTATGAGCATAAATTAACCAAAGATAGGGGTATATTTTTGCGCCAATTTATCGTTAATTTCGAGGTAATCTTGCTCGGAAATTAAGCCTTTATCAAGGAGATTATTTGCCATTCTCAAGCCAAGATTATATCTCTTTTCATTTCTGAATTGTGCATCTGTGAGACACATTCTTTTTTCAATATTTGAGTTGTTATGAATGTTCATTTTTCCCTCCAAATCTGTCTGCAATGTAGCAGGCGTGTGAACAGTATAAAGGCTTATCATTTCTATGCTTGATAAAAACCTTGTTACAGTGTTTACAAGTGAAAGTGTAAGTTCTGTTGGTATTCCACCATTTATCCTTGCAGTTTACCGAACAGAACTGCCTTTTCTTTTTGTGGTCAGTATATGTAAGTTTTGCACCACACTGTTTGCAATACCCCTCGGTATAAGGGTGAATATCATTTCTTGCGATGAAAGACTTAACCGAACCGAGGGGCATATTTACGAAGGTGGCTATGTCCTTTAATGATTCACCATTTCTTCTTAAACGGATTATTTCATTTTCTTTGTTTGTCAACACAGCCACCTCCCCAAAAATTAAGCTATATATGTGGCTGACATATAGCCTGTATAAG